GAGAATCTGTTAATTGACTCCAACCACCTATTTTTTCAGGTAATCCATATCTAAATCTAACAAAGTCACCATCTACCCATTGACCTTCGGCTCCTGAGTCTGTTGCTTGTTTATTAAATCCGGGTTTAAAATTAAGCTTCTGTAACATAAGCCTCGTATTATATAGGGTTTTTAAAATTTTGGTAGTATTATATTCCAATCTAGCTTGGATAGCAAATCCTGTAAATGAACTTTTTTAAGCTTGTTTTCTACTCTAATTTTTCTATCTCCACCAAGGACCCTCTACAAAATATACACCTGATATTCTGGTTCCTTCCGTAACAGGAGTAACTTTATGTAAAAAGAAAGAAGGAAAAACTACTAGCGTGCCGGGCACGTTAAATTCTTTTATTTCAGTATTATAACAATCTAAATATAAAATTAATTCTCCTCCCTTATAGGATTGTTCTGAAAGATTTATTATGGATGTTAACTTTAAAGTATAATTTGTATCATAAGGCTCTGAATCCATGTGAAAATCATATCTTCCCTTATTCTTATCTTCATATTTATGACAAATAAACTTAGTTCCTATGTCAGGTGGATAAATATCAAATCCAAACGCTTCTTTATTTACAAAAGAAACTGCACGAGAGAGATTTATTAAAGGTTCTATTCTTTCATAAGGAACAAAAGTAGTAGAAGCTTTCTTTATAGTAGAAGCATGCGCCGAAAATTCTTTTCCTTCCTTATGCATAAGGGAATTTACTTCTTTAATTTGTTCCTTATTTAAGAAATTTTGTATGTAGTAATAATTATTTTTCATATTCAAAAGCTTTAAAGGTGTCAGGTAAACCTAGACGCGGTCTAGTATCTGGTGTAAGTCCCAGTATTTTTTCATCCGTATAATGAAAAAAGACTTGGGTATGATATATTCCTCGAAATTTCTTTCTCCAATGAGGAAGGTCTATTCCATTATAAATAATCATATCTCCTGGATCCATTTTGACTTCAGCACCATCTATAAAAATAGACCACTTATACTCTTTTTTAATATTACTTACATCAAATCCAATACAGACTGTGGCAGAGATTCCACAGCTCTTTCTATCTATATGACGAGAAAGATCATTATCTTTTCTATAGTATCTCCAATAAGAATAAGTTGGCCATACCTCTTTTTTAATAATTTGTTTAATTTTATCAGTTGAGTTAAACAACATTGCTTCCATAAAAGGATCAGCATAAAATGAACCTGCTCCAGGAACATGGGGATCAGATAATATACCATCCGTGA